TCGGAACCACCGACCTCACCGACCCGGAGCAGAACATTGAGGCAGGGGCATTTATCCTCGGCGGGTATCTTGAAAAGTACAGCCTGACGGACAGCCTGATGGCGTACAATCTCGGCGAGGGCGGAGCAAAGCGGCTCTGGAAGCAGGGCATCCACGAAACCGGCTACACCAAAAAGGTGCTGGAGAGCATCGAAGGAAACAAAATTTAAGGAGGAAACCATCATGAATAAAACAGCAAAAATCGAAATCACCATTACCGAAAGAGAACAGAACACAGAAATTTCTAGAGGTGACTACTCTTGGCCAGAAATCATCGATGCACTTGCGATTGCTTCAGCAGGACTGCTCCAAAAGGTAGTAAAAAGGGAGAAATTGGAATTTGCGACCATTGCATTTTACGAAACTGTCAAAACCTTGACTAAAGACGAGGAAGGATATGATTTTTCTCAGGAGGTAGAGTAATGTTTGAGCTGATGTACTTAATCGCACTGCCAAGCCTGTTTCTGCTGGTTCTGTGCGGGCTTTATGGCTTAACGACATGGTTTTCCATGCAAAAAGAAAAAGCTCTGACAAAGTGTCAGAGCCGAGCAAAAGCAAACGGAAAGGTTGTTCCACCGACCGAAGTGACCAACCTTTCCGTATACGGGAACTAAAGGAATTAGTTCTTTCCCATTGTACACCATTTTATTAAAAAATGCAAGGGAGGAAAAATGACGTGAGAGATTGGACAAGCGAAAACGAGCGCTACGATGCACAGTGCAGGGAACCGCAGGGAATCATTTGTTCCCAGTGCGGAGAGCGATGCAGTGAAGAGAGGATCACCCATCTGGATGGCAATCCGATTTGCGACGACTGCCTAAAGGAGTACATCGAAGAGTACAGCAAAAGCCATGCAGAAGATTTTACAGAAGACTTTATCTCCGAAAATTTGGATGAACGCTCCGCTGACTACTGGGAGAACGACATGAGCGACCAGCAGAGGAAAGAAGTCATGCGGCTGGCTTACCTCCAAGCAAAACAGATGCACAAGGAGTACCACGCACACGACATCGAGGAGAGCGACCGTGAGTTTTGCTTTGCATCGGACGATTACACAGATTTTGTGAGGGACAGGCTATGTTGGTAGATAATCGGACAGATTGGCTCAAGGCACGGCGGAAAGGGATTGGCGGCAGCGATGCCGCCAGTGTTCTTGGAATCTCCCCCTGGAAAAGCAATGTGCAGCTGTGGGAAGAAAAAACCGGAATCACAGAGCCGGAGGACATTTCGGACAAAGAAGCGGTTCTCTTCGGAAAGGAATCGGAAGCGGCTATCAGAAGATTGTTTGAGCTGGATTTTCCACAATTTCACGTTGATTATGATGAATTTGGCATGAAAGCAAACGAGCCGGACTGCCCGTTTATCTTTGCAACACTGGATGGGGAACTTACCGACCAGACTGGCAGGAAAGGGATTTTGGAAATTAAAACCACCGAAATCAGGCGCTCTATCGATTGGAAAAAATGGAACGGGCAGATACCGGATTACTACTACGCGCAGATTGTCCACCAGATGCTCTCCACAGGATATGAGTTTGCAATCCTGAAAGCCAGAATCCGGGAACGCAGCAAGTATGGCTG